GATGCAGTGCGCCGGAAATGTCAAACCAGAATCCGTCAGCCGGATCACCACCGGATTCGGCATACACCTTCACCCACTCACGAATCAGTGGTGTCACCCCTCACCCCCCGTAGCTTTTGCGATTGCCGACGCAGCGCGATCAACCCACGACAATCTATTAACTGCGTCATGATCGGAGAACACCTCTTGCAACGCCCCCACCAACTCCGCAACCGTCCTCCCGGCCCTTGAATCAGGGCATATGCCTTCGATCAACTGCGGCGAGCAGCCGATGCACATCTTCCCCATGTGGCAATAGGGCTTCATTTCTTCCTCGCCCATGTTCCGATGCAATCCGCCAGATACCGCGCATTGTCAGCCAATTTAGTCACCTCCTCAGCATCCGGCACGGCGTACGCCAGCTCCTTCTGCAATTCCTTGCAGATTTTCTTGAGGATAATCAAATCTGCCATTGGGTTTTCATTCATGTTCTTTAACCTTCAGACAAAACAACTCAAACAATGCCGGGCACATCTTGCGCTCGCCAAGTTCCCATTGCTGCCAGTTCCTCAAGCTGCGATAGATCAATGCAGCAGCTTTAGAAGCACTTAAACCCGCCTTGACGCGGGTTTCGCGGATTAGGTCAGGGGTAGGGTTAGGATGCAGCACCAAAGCCCCTCAAATTAAGCCTGCCGGGCGTTTTAAGACCTGGCAAAAGCTCAACACTATAAAGCGTGAGATCTTGCGCATCGTCAAACGTCCTGGCGTGTTCATAAGCCTGAGCGATATCGTCCCATGCTTTGGATTCGCTGGCATAAGGACCCGCCAGAATGACTGCGCGCTTGCCCTGCTGTGCGGTGATGTAGTGCATTAGAGTGCCCTCGCCAATGCTTCAGCGTGATCGCGCCGGTCAAAGTAGCAAGAGCGCAGGCCACCGGCGGTTTGAACTTGATACTCAACCTCTTCGCCGTTTGGCGCGTGAGTGATGATTAGCGTTGCGTTGCCGATGCTGCGGTAGGTTTGATAGCCCATTTTTATCTCCTGTTTGTTGCCCCGCCAAAACGGCGGGGTGCTTGCCTTATTGTGCGATGATTTAGTTGCTCATAATTAAAATTGGGAAAGAGTAAGCTTGTAGTGGTCAAACCTTGCGCATTCTAAATTCCACGCTTTTTCAATGCTTTCGCTGCATTTGTTACCATTGGCAACATATTGTTTTGCATAAAAATTTACTTTTGTTTCGCATTTTTTCAACATCTTTTTGACATCATTTTTGTTAAATCCTTTTGCGACAAGCTGTTCTTTTGTGAATAGTTCAAACATGTCAATCTCCTGTTGTTGTGCTGTGCTGACAACCCGAATACTACGCACAATGTGCGTACATGTCAAGCATCATCCTCAACTTTTTTTGAGATCGCTCGCTGTTCGATCACCTCGCCAACCACGACACGCTCGATCCGCTCGATCTTCAGCGGGTTTTCGGAGTCGCCAGACACCTCGATCTTGTCTCCCCATTTCTTCGGGGCAAGTTTCGACAGCAGCCACTTTCGCGCATCGACCTGCAACCGTTGTTTTTGGATCGCACCAGGATCAACGCCGCCTTTTTCGTTTGACGGAACCGGAGCGTCAGCAATTGCGATGATTTCGGCAGCGATGAACTCATGCAATTCTTCGCGCGCGCGGGCGTAATCTTCGGCGAGTGCGGCATCCTCATTCAGCCATCCGTTAAATGTCCCTTGAGGGACCCCAACTTTGAGGCAAGCCTTGTAAGCGCTCAAACCTTTCCGCATTTCATTAAATACTTGTTGAGCAATAATTTCTCTTTCTGCAATTGATCTCGCAGGCTTGGGCATCACTCCATCCCATAAAAAATGATCACAAACGCAAACACAAAAAACAGCATCCAATCTGGGATAAACATAATTATTCAACCAAACTAATCGCGATAAACATAGCGATTATTCCAGACAACAAAAACACACCGATAACATCATTCATTTTTATTCCCCTGTAATTCGATCAATCTTTCTAGATAATCTTTAGCCTTTTGCAAATCTTCAATGCCATTCTTATCCTTCCATCTTGCAACGTACTTTATGACATTCCCCCAGTAAAAACCTTGCACCTCTTCCTTGCTCATCCATACCGTCATTGCCTCCACCGGCTGAATGCCTTTTTGGTAATGCTGCCCTCCGACTTGTCCCATATCACCCTCATCGCAACCCATAGCCCAACCATAGCACATTGTGCGTATCTGAACAATGTTCGCAAACCTTTATTGCCCCTGCCCCTTGCCCCTGCCGAATTAACAATGCCCCTACCGCCCCTGACGTATACGTGTCAGGGGCAGGGGCGGGGCGTTTTTTGTTAATTTTTCCACAATCGCCCCTAATCGCCCCTAGCGCCCCTAGGGGCAGTCAGGGGCATTTAGGGGCACTGTTTTTTCGCATCAACATGGCACTGACCTGGACCTCGGCCACGAAAATCCACCCATGCTCGAATGCCTCAATCGTCCCGGCGTTGAGCATTGGCGCGATCAAACCATCGGCCCTGCTGGCCTCTGTTTTATTTTTGGCGGTGCGTTCCGACATGCCATCCTTAATCAACAATTCACGCAAGGCTGATCTGCTGATATAAGGCTTTCCTTCTCGCGTTTCTGCCCCACTATTAAACCAGGCTCTTTCCATCGTTCTAACGTTTTCATCATGCTTACTTGGTCGTTTATTTGGTTGCTCATTGGTGGCAATTTCATCCGGTATAGCAACACAAGTAGTGGCAGGTTTTCCAAACTTAGTAACGCCCATTTCAATCACTTTAAGCGCAAAATAAATCACATCACCCTTACCTGATAACTCCCTTTGTTTGGTGATAGTGGCAGACCTTATACCGTCCTTTTCCACCACTTCAATTTCGGTATCAATATGCGCTCGAATCCCTGACCATCCGCGAGCACCTTTGGCTTGATCCTTGCCGTTATGGTGGATGATCAACATGGCGGCGCCGGTGGCTTGTGCGACGGCATCAAACCGAGCCATGACAGGCCCCATGTCCTCCCCGCTGTTTTCATTGGCTCCGGCTGACATACGGGCTAAGGTGTCGCCAATAATCAGTCGCACTGGCTGGCTTTTTAATTGTTCAATCGTTTTTACCAGCTCAATCACGTCGTTGGCGTCGCCTTGGTTGGCGTAAAAATTGAGTGGAACAGGAACCATCGCCAGATTTTCAAGCGTGCATCCAAATGCCTTTTTTATGGCCTGCATTCGTGAGCGGATGGATCCGGGGGCCTCGCTTGCCAAATACACCACAAGGCCAGGATCAATCTGACGGCCGAAGAATTCCTGCCCGCTGGCGATGTGAGCGGCCAAGGAAAGGGCGAAAAATGTCTTGCCGCTGTTACTGTCACCATATAAAACTGCCATACTGCCGATCGTGAGTAAGCCCTCGACCAGCTCGTCAGGGGCTTCGTAGTCGGCGGACAAGGCGTCCCCGAAAACCACTTTTAGTTTGTCAAGCATGGTTTTGTCAGCTTGAGGGGTTAAAAGCCCTGCCAGATCATTGCCTGCTTGGGCGTAATCGTTGGCATCCCCTTGGATTGGCGGCATGACCATGCGTGCGCCATATTTAGCGCAGGTTTGCTCGGCGTACTTTTGCCCGACTCCACTGGCATCATTATCGGCCACGATTACAATGTCCTGTGCCTGCCCGTATATGTCTCGCAGGGTGCCGGTGACGGGAACAAGGTTTGAGGCGCTGTATGCCACTACGACCGGGCGTTTGCTTACCTCGTGGATTGTGGCGGCTGTGGCGTATCCCTCGGCCACGTAAAGCACGCCAGGCACGTCTAAGGTGCCAATCATGCAAAACTTACCACTCACACTGCCGCCAGGGTGATATAGCTTTCCGCCTTCAGCATCAATGTATTGCAGACTGGCGAGTACGCCCGACTCATCGAATAACGGCACCATTAGCCTACCGTCGCCGGTGATTTTGGCGCCGTGGGGTTGGATACCCTTTCGTTTGAGGTATGGATGTTCTGGGCTGGCTGCGGCGCCTTCGCTCCAGATGATTTCGACCGTGCTGGCGGCAGCTTCGTTTTGCTTCTTTCGCTCCAAGTCTCGAGCGGCTTTGGCGGCGGCAATCCGAGCGACGTGGGCCATTTCCTCGGCCACGGTGTATGGTTTGTTTGTGGCCGCTTTTATGGTTTTTTCTATGCCTTGCCGCCAGTCCCCAAAAATTATGGTACAAATTCCGTCCGCGTGGCCGACGTACCACCCGGATCGGTCGGTGCGTTTTGAATCGGTGCGGAACCTGCGGAGCTGACCATCCAGGATGATTTCGTCGGGCGGCGTGATACCTGCCTCAAGCATCGCCTCTCGAAACTGCATCTCTGGCGGCGCTATGACTGGCGCGGCAGGCGGCGCCCACGGCCCGCCTAATATCTTAGTGAGATCAGCCATTATTTACCCCGCCGCTCAGGTAGTCAGACAGGGCCTTGATTACACGGTGCGTCGGGTTTGCTGCGGGGTCTTTAATAATGGAGCGGATGGTGTTGGGGTGGATCTTCGTGGCCCGAGCCACCACTGCCACCTTGCGATCGGCCAATGCCGACCGAATCTGTTCAAGCGTCATTTTCTATTCCCTTTGTTAAAAAAGTTTCATTGCGTTGTTGCAATATAGCAAAACTCTTGCTATAGTACAACCACTGCGCGAACGGAATGGCCGACGGTGCAGATAGATAGGAGATTAAAAAGTGGCAATCAATCTTAAACGCTCAAGCCAACTGGCAAGCGATGGCGTAAAGCTGTTGGTGTATGGGCAGGCAGGCGCCGGAAAGACTTCACTTATTAAAACACTGCCTAGTCCGGTAGTGCTATCGGCAGAGGGTGGCTTGTTATCAATTGCCGATGCCGATGTGCCGTATATTGAAATCGGCAGCATGGATGACTTGCGCGAGGCTTACAAATGGCTGGAGTCAAGCACCGAAGCCAAAGAGTTTAAATCTGTGTCGCTGGATAGCATTTCAGAGGTGGCCGAAGTTGTTCTGGCCGCTGAGAAGAAATCCACCAAGGACGGACGTGCGGCTTACGGCGAGATGAACACCGTCATGACTGACCTCATCCGCGCTTTCCGGGATCTGCCGGGACGGCATGTCTATATGTCAGCCAAGCTTGAAAAACTGCAAGATGAAATGGGCAAGGTGATGTATGGCCCGTCAATGCCCGGAAAAAGTCTTTCCCAAGGCTTGCCCTACTTCTTCGACGAAGTCCTAGCCCTGCGGGTCGAGAAGGATGCCGAAGGCAACAGTCAGCGCGCTCTCATGTGTGACAGCGATGGCGCGTGGCTGGCGAAAGATCGAAGCGGAAAGCTGGCGCAGTGGGAAGCGCCGGATCTTGGCGAAATTATTAAGAAGATGGGTGGTGTGGAATGAACGAAAACGACATGAACCTGCGCGATTACTTTGCTGGTCTGGCGCTACGGTATTACTTGGAAAACACAACAGACCGAGACGCAGTGCGAGCAGGAATGGAGTGGGAAGAAATGGCTGCAGTGCAGGCTTACATGGCTGCCGATGCAATGATGGCAGCGAGAAAGGATTGATGATGACTGACCGCGAATTGTTGGAACTGGCTGCGAAGGCCGTTGGGTTATCGCTGGAACAGGGGCCTGGGTCTCCGCCTGAAAAATGCTTTGGCGCGTGTTGGGACGGCTATACATGGGACTATTGGAATCCGCTAGATGACGACGGCGACGCGCTTCGGCTGGCGGCGAAGTTGTTTTTACACGTTTGGGTTTTACACGGATTCACCGAAGTGCAAGGCGACTATAAGCCCCTTACTGAAACACACGATGGCGACCCCTACGCCGCCACCCGCCGAGCAATCGTCAGGGCTGCGGCTGAAATTGGGAGGGCGATGAAATGACCGAGCAAGAAAAAGACATTTTCCAACTGTCCGAAGCATGGTTGCAGGCGAAGGAAGCCGAGCGCATGGCCGTGGAAGCACGCCGGGCGGTGGAAGACCAGCTTATCCAAATGTTCCGCATTTCTGAGCAGATGGAAGGCACGTTCAACGCTAAGACTCAAACCGGCCATTCGATCAAGATTGTCGGTCGGTTGTCTCGTAAGGTGGATGCGGAAAAGGTACAGGAGCTCGCCGCCGAGCATGGGCTAACTGAGCACCTTGGCAATCTTTTCCGCTGGAAACCTGAAATCAACATGACGGCGTGGAAGGCCACCTCTCCGGAAATTACAGCAATGCTGGCCGATGCAATTACCGTTTCAGCGTCACGTCCGTCCTTTTCTATCACACTGGAGAACTAAAAATGGCATTCCTCGAAATCAACATTAAAGATCTTCCGAAACCTAAATACGGGTTAATCCCGGAGGGTTGGTATTCAGCAAGCATCCAAGAAGTGGAGCTGAAAGCAACTAAGGACGGATCTGGACAGAAACTAAGCGTCAAGTTTTCGATTTTAGGTCCGACTCAACAAGGTCGATCAATTTACGCAAACATAAACATTAAAAACAATAGCAAGACAGCGGAAGAAATCGGACGTGCGCAGCTTGGCGAATTGATGCGTGCGATTGGACTTTCACACGTAAGCGACACCGATCAATTTGTCGGCGGAAACTTACAGATAAAAGTCGTGGTAAAACCTGCAAGCGTCAATAAATTGACAGGAGAGCAATACGAAGAAAAAAACGAGGTGAAGGGATATAAAGCATCTGGAGACGCGATCCCTATTGCAGACTCAATTCCATCTTTCCCAAAACCTGCCGCTCCTGCACCTAAAGCCGAAGGATCTACCCCTCCCTGGGGCAAGAAGTAATAGATAAAAAAATGCCCCTGCCGATTTCGGTGGGGGCCTAAAACTTATCAACAGACAGGAGACTACAAATGGAACAATACACCATTGCAGAGCTAATAGACAAGCACCACGAAACGCATCAGGAACCGCCTCGACCACACATGGGCGCGTCATTGCTTGGGCATCCGTGCGATCGTTACTTGTGGCTCGTGTTTCGATGGGCAGTTGTTGAAAAGTTTCCTGGTCGAATCCTACGATTGTTTCGTCGAGGCCAGCTCGAAGAGCAAACGCTTGTAAGCGATCTTCGAGCAATCGGAATCGACATCCAAAAGACTGGCAAGACTCAAAGCCGTGTAGATTTTGGTGCGCATGTGTCTGGATCTGTTGACGGCGTTGCCGAATGTGGCGTGCCTTTTGGCGACGGAAAGCGGTATGTAGTTGAGTTCAAAACCCACAGCAAAAAGTCTTTTGACCATCTGGAAGATAACGGCGTTGAACTATCAAAACCCATGCATTATTCACAGATGCAAGTGTATATGTTGGGCATGAAGATTGACCGCGCTCTTTACGTCGGCATTTGCAAGGATGATGACAGAGTGTGGACGGAGATAGTGAAATTCGACAAAGACATTGCGAATTCATTAGTAGAGCGTGGCAAGCGGATTGCTTTGTCAGATCGCATGCCTGAGCCTTTGAGTGCCGACCCAAGCTGGTATCAATGCAAATTTTGCCCGGCCCATGAGTTTTGCCATAAATCGCAGACCACGAAAGAGGTCAATTGCCGCACCTGCGCACATAGCACGGCGCAATCTGACAGCACATTTACTTGCGCACGCCATGAAAACGACGTGATTCCGGTGGATTGGCAGCGCCAGGGCTGCGATGGACACGCCCTGCACATTGATCTAGTGCCGTGGCAGATG